ATAGCTACACGGAAAGCACCTGCTGCCGGTGTACCTAATAGTTCAATTGAACCAACTTGGCTAATTGCACGTACTAATTTTTCAAAGTCACTGTCTACAGCTGCATAACCAGTATGAACATCAGATAATGAAACTGTGTAGTGTGTTAAAGTACGACCTGTAATGCTTACGTTACCGCTGTCTGTTGGACGAGCCCAACCATTTGTTCTTGTTATTGCCATTTTATTTCTCCTAATATGTTTACGCTTTCGCGCATACTTTTATTTATCATCTTGACGAGAAATTAATCCTAGAGAACTCCAAACGATCAACTAATTTAACCGCGCCGCCAGCGTGCCCAATGGCCACAAAACCTTCTGGTGCTGTTACTTTATAACCGTCATTGGTTTTTTGAAATGTACCGATACCTTCAACTTTGGTCAATTTAGCTAATAGTATACGTTTAAGTTCTATAATACGTTTATACACTGCTAATATACCCAACAATGCATTGCTGTTGTCTGCTATCCATTGTTCTTTCTCTTTGATCTTAGCTATGCGCCCTTGTGCGGCACGTCCTTCAATGCCACCCGACAGTGTTTCGATGTCTTTCATTAACTCAGTTGTGTAATGTGTTACAAACTGTTTTAGGAATTGTGTTGGATCTGTGACCTGTGAACCTTGACGTACCATTTGATTTATGTACGGTTTAATATTACGAGCAAATTCTTTATTAGTTAAAATTATATCAAATCGCTGTTGTCCTACTTTATTCATAGTGTCAGCAGTTGTTTGTAGATATTGTTGTATATTGGTGTTTTCACTAGGAGTTAGACTAGCAACACCAGTATAATCTTTGTAAGTAGCATCATCAAACCATACGTTAGTGTTTGGTGCAAATGATCCAACGTTTACACCAAATGATGCCTGCATAGTAGCTATACTATCTCCGTCGTAGCTAGTATGAAATACAATACCAATTTTAGCACGTGATATACGTTGACCTAGATTGCTGTTTACTGGTACAGCATAGGTAATAGTGTTGGGCGTAAATACATAACAAAGTTCGTTATCGATTTCAACCGTGGTAACATCACCTTCTGTAAACATTAGGTCACCTTGTACTACTCCGCCAATGCCCAATTTAGACAAGTATTTCAATGCCTGTGATAACTTGTTAGCCAGCTCTGGTTTGTCACCATAAAAGTCTAAAATATCTTCTTGGTCTTTGCATATTTTAGGTTGAGCTTTAGCAAAAACGCTTTTGGTGCCTACGAAAAATTTACTATCTGCAGGATCGATGCCGCAGATGATTGCAGGACTACCGTCCCACTTGACTGTTAATTGAGTTGTTGTTCCTACACCGTCAGCTAGCATTTGACGTAGACTTTCTACATAATCTAACGCAGCTTGGGCTCCTGCATACCCACTGTTAAAGATTAAATCTTCGAGATGTTCCAGGTGTGTATTTTTGGCTGATTCAGTCAGCATCCACGGAGCAGGTTGATTTTTTACTTCAAATAGTTTCATTAGACAGCTACCGATGGGTTAGTTATTGTGTTAGCAGCCATTTGCGCATTTTGTCGGTTTATGGTATATTTGCGTTCAAGCCAAGCCAGAGCTTTTGGATCTTTAACCACACTATTGCCATCTGCTCCGTACCAATTTCCGTCTTGTTCGTTTTTAGTGACAATATCGCCTGAGTTTAATTTAATCTGATTAGGTTGTAGTCCTTGTGGTTTAGGACGCCCGTCTGGGTAAGCCACCCTGCCTGTAAGTTTGTCATATTGCACCTGAAGTTCCTTAGCACGTTCTGGTTTAATCTTTTCACCTGTGTGGTCATCTCTCCAACTACCGTCTTGGAATCTGCGATAGGTGTACGTGCCAGATGCTCCGATTGCAGTAAGTTTACTACTACTAGAATCCCACGACCATTGATCAGGTTGTACTTGTAATTGATATCCATCTACTGGAATGTTTAACTCTGCTATTTTTTTAGCAATTTCTTTTATCTTGGCATCACGTTTAGTTTTGTCAGCATATAAGCCAGTTTGCGGAATAGCTTTGGCAATTTCAGCCATAGAACTTTTTCTATTTTGTTTAGCACGTTGTATTAGTACATCAACAATACGATTATCTTTAGATACTGTATTAGCCATTGTTCCAGCAGGTGCTTGATATCCAGCTACACGCACACCAGACTGGGCTAGTCTTGAAGCAACATACTCAGCACCCTCTGCAGGTGCTCTATTTTTAACTAATAATTTTTGAATTTCAGCTAATGAAATTGCCGGTACGGCTTCTTCTGCTTCTGCTACTTGACTCTTAGACCAATTACTGAATGACGACTTAGCCGCAGGCGCAGTTTGCGCTGTTGCCTGACGCTGTTTAATTAAATTTAATGCATCTGCTAGAGTTTTATCTAAGGCAGCTTTAATTTTAGGATCGTTAGTTAGTGCTTGTTCACCTTGTGCATTACTATATGCGGCTGTTTTACGAATATCATTATAACCAGCTTGTTGTTTTGCTTTGTTTAGCACACCTTTCATTTGATTAGCTGCGCCGGGCGCAACTACATCACCTAGACCTTTAGCAACCCCACCAGCTACTGCGCCAGCCATACTACCCAAAGTGCCTAATACACCTTCGTTTAATACTTCTTTAATCTTCATCTTTCATTTTCCTAATGCCGCGGCTAAATTTCAGTGGGTCCTGCCCTTTAATTGCGTTCAATAGTCGACGTTCTAATTCGCCTGCTTGCTCGGCATCGTAGTTTTCACGAATGTGATTGATAAGGTTAATAGCACCGTTGATAATGTTATTGGCGCGAGATTCTATGAGATTGGCCTTATCCTTATGTACCAGTAGCTCGTCAAGCTCTGTTAGAATACTGCGGGTGCGTTTTTGCAAGGTCTTACTCCAATTTAGTATATTTATCGCAAGATAGATTTTATTTTATCATATAATTTATGATCATTGAGATAAGTTTTATTCATGTATTCTAATTTAGAAATATTTCTAATTAATGTAAGATTTTGATTTAATCGATCATAGAATTGTTCCTTAAGTACTATTTGGCGGTCTAAATCATTAATTAAATCTAAATTTCTTAATACTGCTTCTACACATCGTTTTCCTGGATGTTCAATATATTGATAACTATGATCAATGATATCGTCAAATATATCTAATCCAAGTTTAGCGGCTGTTTCAGCTGACTTCCATCCTCCTACCCAAATTAAAAAATGTCCTGAATATATAGACATAATAGTTTTTTCACTAAGATGATTGCCATTTTCAAAAAATGTGGGTTCTGTTATTAACGATAGTGTCGCATCTTTAAATAACTGATTATACAAACATTGATCAAAATAAGCAGTATTATCTAACATACTATCATGAAACCCGCTGGTCCTACGGTCACCCTGGCCTATCCAACGTTTAGCCAGCGTATTTGATGTATCGATAGCATAATCAGTTCCATGTAAAAATTCATCTAAGGCTATTTTATCACATTCGTCAGTTGAATATAATATATCTTGTGGAGACATCAAATTGGCTAATGTAGTTGACAAAATTTGTCTATTAGGTCTGATTTTGTTCATCATGGCGGTTAACTTTTTTGTAGGCCTAACAGTTGGTACACTTGTCCAATCCGGAAACTTCGTTAAGAACTCTTTAGATTCTGTAATTAAAAAATTATTTGTGTATACCGCGTGTTCTTTAGAAAAGTCATCAAAACACATATAACTATCAAACACAAAAATTTTTTTAGTATGATCAATATTAGCTGATTGAAATAAATCAAAAATGGAATTTTTAAAATAAGCTTCTTTACCCTTTATACTTGTTCGTGCATCACTAACTATAGGCATATGATCCTCAACAAATATTATATCACTGTGAACGAACTCACTATCTAAAGATGTAGTGTGGGGGAATATTGTAGGATAATTCATATTGTCTTGTTACCTTAGCTTGAATAGTTATTATTCTAAAAAGCAATGTATTTATTAAATCATTCTACTTTTTTAAGTCCAGCCAACATACTTTTAAGTTTACTGCTGTTTACTTCTGCATTGATTTTAGGACTGTCGTCTTTGACTGTAGACCCAGTTTTGATGTTGTTTAATACATTATTGACATTACGTGTTGCACCAAGATTGTCGCCCGACATATCTTCGCCTTCGTCGGTGATACGCATAGTTTCGATGTTGTAGGTCAAGTCAATTTTATGTCCTACACCTGTTGAACTACGTGACTTCATACACTGTAGTTGATACTTACCGCGTTCTTTCATAGCACGACTTGTAAAGATACCAAACACGTTATCAGCTGTGTTGATCTTACTAATACCACCAGCAATATGACTATGGTCAAATTCAATTTCTTCAACGGCACTACGATTCAACTGTGACGCAGTTACTAGCAAGACATTAAGTTCTTTAGCCAAGTTACGTAGTTCTTCTGCTACATATTTGTCTTTGATAAACTGATCGTTGGGATTAACTTTAACACTCACCGGCATGACCAAATCTAAATAGTCTACCATAACAAAGTCCACACGAATACCAGTTTGAATCTGTACTTCTTTTAAGTAACTGCGAATGTCGTTGACTGTGCTCTGTGCCGGAAATCCTTTAACTTGATATTGTCCAGACTTCTTACCTACCATCTTAACTTTAAGTTCAGTTGTGTCAATGTCTTTGCGAATGTCTTTAGTACTCATACCTGTTAACATAGCATCAGTTCTAAGACTACATAGTTCTTCACTTAACTCTAAAGTCACATACACACCACTGAGTCCGGCCTGTAGCCAACTAAGTGCAATGTTCATCATAACCAAACTCTTACCTGAACCAGAACCTCCAGCAAAAATGTTTAGCTCGCCACGACTAAAGCCACCGTAAAGTATCTTATCCATCTGAGGCCAGCCTGTTGACACTTGACCACCACTGTTAAAGTACTTGTCAATACGTGCTCTAGGATCATTAAAATAGTTTGTGCCCATGTCTTTGGTTAGACTAATCTGCACTGCATCTTTGATCAATTTCTCAACTGGATCATAGTCACCTTTTTCTAATAGATCAGCTGCGGCCAAAATAGCACGACTGATTTCTTGTTGTTTAGTAAAGCCTTCAAACTCAGTCATAAACCAATTATAATGATCTTCAGTTAGATCCGGTACGTGTTTAAGTGTGACTGTGGTCACTGCTTGTACTTGATCAATAGTAGGCAGTGTTCTATATTCGTCACTGTGCTGTTTGATAAATTTAGCTGCTTCACGTAGACTTCTATCGAAGTTTTCGGGATTATAGATGTTTTGTACCCGCACGTAACTCTGCGGGTCTTGTAACATCATTTCTAAAAATAATTTTTGTAAATCGCTTGTATATTCTTTAGCCATAATTAATTATATAATCTTTTCTTTGTGTTTGCAATTATTTCCGTGCCATCTGTTAAAATTTGTATTACTAACTTCTTTTTGACAATGTGGACATTTATTTTTTATTAGTGCTCGTTCTTTTGCTTTCTGCGATTGCAGTGCTTTTGTTTTAATAGATACCAGTTTACCTCGATGAATATCACCTATTTTTTTACATGTATCTAAAGACCGTTTTTTTCCTGTATTTTTGGCAACTCTCTTAGCAATAGTCTCCGGTGATTGTGTTGTTCCTGTCCTTGCTTTACGAATTTTGTCCTTTGTACTGGCAGACAATGCTCTGCCTGATTGGGCCAACGACATTTTTTTTAATGTGTCTTTTGTAAATTTTTTTCGTTTCTTACCTGTGTGTGCATCTGATATCTTTTGTTTTGTTTCGTCCGAATGAACTCTTCCAATTGTACTCTTAAATCTTTTCTGTCTATAATGGCAATTTTTATTTAATAAAAGAGGATTATTCCATTGCTCATAAATTAATTTTTGTTCATAATCATATGCATCATTACCATTATCAAATTCTGCAACTACTATCCATTCAAATTCGTCAAATATAGGATTAACTTTTTTTGATGATGTTCTATACTTCACTAAGTCATCTATTCCAGAATCTGTATTTTTCTCTCGATAGCCAATGTAAATTTCCCTTGATACTTTATGTTCACCTTTGTATACGTAAGGTTTTGCCTTCATAATGTCATCCTCTTATAACATTATTTATCAAACATTCTCTTTGAAAGCAATTTAATTTTTAATGCTGACGATTCTCGAGCTTGTAAAATTGAGGCTAACACGAACAGCTTACCATATTTAACCACAGCATCACTAATGTCCTTGCAGTCTGTGTCTTCTTGCCAAACAGGAAATGCTACACTCCATCCATACTTGATGGCTGCATCTACTAACTTACTGCCACTCTTATCAGCATCAGCTACTACAATAACTTCACGGCCAAGTGCGTCAATTATGTCAGCTTGAACATCACTGACTTCATTGCCCAGCACTGCTACCCCATCTATGCTCATTGCATCAAATGGTCCTTCACAAACAACGACAAACTTCCAATCATGCAGTTGATTGTTGGTATTGAACACCATATTAGGTTCATAATGGCTGTAATACTTAGGCTTAACTCCATCAGTAAAAGCACGACTGGTATAACCTATAGTCCGTCCTTCCCAAATCATAGGAATAATCACACGTTGATGTAGGCTGTGCTCTGTTGAGTCAGTCCAATAAAAGTCATATTTACCAGTGTTAATTTTACGAGCCTTAACATAGTCAACTGCTGAATTTAACAGTGAAGGAACATTATTAAAGTCATCTAATAGATGATGTGTTAGCAGTTGCTGAAAACTTACTGCATCTTTTGGTAATTCACGAACTTTAAACTCAATCTTTTCTTCTGGTTCTTTTACCTGTTCTGGTGCTACTAGGTCTTTGATACGGATAGCTTCAATTACTAAGCGTTTAACATCACTGTCTGCTGCACCCATCCAGGATAATAGTTTACGAAACTTAAATGTTAAGTGCCTACCTGGTTGATAACTGGCTTTGAAATTACAATTAAAACACGAATAGGAAATATTACCGTTATCATCAATATGAATTCCGCCACGGCCTCGGGTATCTGTAGTTTGTCCGTTGTGTGCGCAGCAAACAGCATTTCCTGAAATCCAGCCAGATGGACTCGTTTTAGTTTTTCTACCTAATTTCCATAAATTCACAGCAAAGTCTGATACAATTTTAATCAATGCGCTTTACTTTCCAGTTATTGTTATCTTTACGAGTGCGAGTTGTAACTGTATTATTATAACACTTTCTATATGCATTAAACAACTGCCAATAGCCTATTTTTAATTCATTTTCGTATAATTTGGCAAAATCTTTTAATCCCAGGTCAGTTTCCCAAATTTGACCATTAGGTGATTCTATTAGATATTTGCCTTTATGTGCGTCACTCTTGCGTTTTTTTGTTTCTTCTGTATCCGGATTATTTGCATATCGACACAGTTGGCCTTTACTACAATTAGCACTTCGTTGTTCTTTTTTCTTAGGACTCATCGTTCGATGATGTTTAAGTGCCAATTCTTTTGCTAACACAGGATCTACACCATCTCCTCCGGTTGTCATATTATATCCCTCAGTAACAGAATTATAGTATTGTATCCAAAATATTTCTCGTTCGTTTAACTGTTCTTTAGTCCAAGTATCATCTTGTTCTATTATTTCAAACTTCATATTTTGCCAGCTATATTTTTTGATAGCGTTAGCAACCTTTCTGTCTGTTTTATCGTACTTTTCTAACTTTTTATACCATTTTTCCTTTTCGATAAATGGTATTGAAGATTGACCCACGTAAACTTTAGATGACGGTGATGTTATTAGATAAATGAATTTTGACATATAAGTATTTATGTCAACTTGCAATTAAAACAAATTCTTTTTAGCAGGCAGTAGGCTTTTAACAAAGTCAGAGATGATATTCAGCATATACTATATTATATGCTAATTGTTAGTTTAAGTCAAGAGATTTGATTAATAAACGTTTGAGATAACTTGCATTTGTCCGGCCGCACCCCAATTGTCATCAGTGTATGCAGGTAGTGTTAAGTTACCTACTGCTGGCCCAGTGTAGCTCACTGTGTAATTGTAGTATTCTTGTGTTAGGTTCGCAACGTTTGCTTGGTCCAATGTAACCGTACCAACCGAAGTAGTTATACTAGTGATATTAGCAGTAGTCGACCATACCGTTACATTACCATCTGTCAGCGCAAATGTAAAATCTCTACTTACAACATTAGCAGGCTTTTGGTCATTGTTTCTAAATTGAATTGTGATAATATTGTCAATATTTTTATAAACTTTCACTGTTCTGCTATACACGATTCTATTCCTTGTTTTAATTGTGGGATCATCATCCAATACTTGAACCTCGATAATATTTTCATATAAATATGAAGTAATTTTAGACATAATAACTAATCCTGTTTATGTATTTATAGTATCAACGGAAGTTTATATGCATTATTATATCGGTAAGGGTAAGAAAAATCGAGCATACCAAAAACATTCATGTTCTGTTCCAACAGACTCGGCTAATATTATATTTCTTGAAACTAATTTATCCGATATAGGCTCACTTGCACTCGAACGACGTATGATTAGCTGGTATGGAAGAAAAGATCTAGGAACCGGTATATTACTTAATAGAACAGATGGCGGCGATGGCGCATCGAATCGTTCTATAGAAGCTAAACAAAAACAATCGGATAAGATGAAAGGCAGAACGAGTCCTAAACTAGGAATTCCAACCGGGCGCAAGTTAGTGTATTCCGATGAAGCAAAGCAAAAAATGTCTATTGCTAAATTAGGAAAGGCACGGGCGGCATTTACTGCCGAAACTAAAGAAAAAATGTCAAAATCAGGTAAGGGCAGAATCTTTACAGGCCAGCACCGCGAAAAATTAGCAGAATCTAATAGAAAAAGATGGGCTGCAATTAAAACTGCGAGTTCTGCTTAACACTAAATAAACTGAATAGTTAGTGTTTATACGGAACCCAATGGAAGATAGTTACAAGAATTTATTAGATCAATACCCGTTTTTAAGTTATCTTACCTATGGCGGCAATGAATATATAGGCATCATACAGAACAGTGATGAAATTATCACTACTATCTATGACTATGCCTTACTAAAGACTCTAGACCAAAAAGGTCGTTATTTAGAACTAGCAGATCAGTGGTGGTGGGAAAGTAATAGATTAATACCGATCAATGTGTTTTTAAAACAGGATTGGATAGAGTTTAGAGTTTGCTTAAAGACATTCAACAGCAAGGACGTAATTATACAGCACGGTCCTTATATCAGTCTTAAAGAAATTGCAAACAAACGCAGTAAGCGTCGTAGTATTACCTTAGTTAGGAAGATGTAAGTAAGTTAAGGTTTATCACAACCAATTGCGAATACGCAATCGAATGACTTTTCTTAAAGTAATAAGTATCATCTGCAGGTCGATCCCAAACAGTTTCTGCAACTTCCTTCCAAGTCTTACCAGCTAAGTGTCTTTTTGCAGGACGTATAATAGCCAAGAACATAGCCAGTCTAGCAATAGTGTCCACAGGTTCGGGCATCTGTAATAACAGATCATAGTGCCCATTAACATGCATTAGTTTTGCACAGACTTCTGGATCATATAATCGAGCCCAATCCGGCTCTCGCATCAACTCTATTAGGTGAGTTTCGTCACGTACCTGCTTGTATAGATTTACATTAAGAAAGTCTAATTTAACATAGCCACGGTCTTCAGCTACATCATAGTCTAAACTTGCCTGTCCGGTAAATGGATCTTGCGGAATGTCCGTTACATAGATTCCAGACGCATGTTTTCGAAAATTACCATTGGTTAGTATGCTCGCAGGTACATGATCTATTAAATTCAATATCTCTGTTCGGTCGGCAAAATCTATATCTATATCACTTTTAAATTTCATAGTCGTTCTACTCTCATACCAGGCATGTCAGCAAATGGATCCTGTGGCTGTTGTTTAGCATCATGCAACTCTCCAACTTGCTTTTCTATTTTATCCACGGCAAATTTCATCAATAGTAGTTCAGTTTGTACATTGACCAAATCACCTTTAATTTCATGTAACAGATCACGCAGTTCTTGGTCAATCATAAGCCTGCCGCCTTTAAGATCATCTTGATCCATTCGGTATCAGCTACATAGTCTTTGAATCGACGTTGCCAATGGTCTGGGTCAATCCAACTAATAATAATAGCTATCTGTTCTTCACTCAATGAATCTAAAAAAGCAATACCCGAATCACAGTTGTAAACAACCCAAGGGCTAATACGGCCGTTGGCTATATGATGGCAGATTCTATTACTGTTGCCACTTTGAAAATATCCGCTGAGTCCTTGTTTAATTTCTGGATGTTCATCCACATACTCCTGCATTTCAATTAATGCACGTTCCAATGCGTCTTGTGCCGCTTCACGCTTTAGATACTGATGTAAGTATTCTACATATATTGCTTCATGTGACCATTGATCAAGTTTTTTGTTTTGTTTGATAACCCAGTCAATAAATGCACGTGGATTAACAGCACGTATAGCCTGCATGTGCCGCCCAAATGCCACAAATGCCAAATAGTATGGACTAGCGACAAAGTCTGCGTAGCTTTTTAGTTTTGCACTGCCCTGTGTTACTTCAAAGAAGCGTAGGTATGCTTGAAGTCCAAACTGCACACCCATTTCTTTTTCTTGTTGCCAGCGACGTTTGGGCTCACACTGATGCGCCGCAAGTGTTGAAAGTTTACGAAAAGATTTTTGGCAATATTTACAAATAGCAGTTTCTGTTGTCATATTTTTGTCTTTATTTTCTTGCCAAACTTTAATTATTTGATCTATCATTGTTTATTTATTGCTCATCTATGCGACATAAATACTATTAAAGGATTTTATATGTTTTTACAAAACAAATACACTATATGGTATAATAACATTATTAGTAATGCTATGTCAAGAACTTTGCCTGCAAGTATCTATACTGAAAAACATCATATAGTACCAAAATGCCTTGGTGGGGCTGATTCAAAATTAAATATAGTTAAACTTACTGCTAAAGAACACTTTATTTGTCATTTATTACTAACAAAAATGTTAGATGGTATCAACAAACATAAAATGATTTATGCCGCTAATAGATTATTATGTATTAGTAAAAACCACCAACGTTACAAAATTAATTCAACTACCTACCAATATCTTAAAGAAAAAGTAAGCACAGCAAGATCTATAGATCAAAAAGGAAAACCACAAACTATAGAATCTAACAAAAAACGGTCTGCTACATTAAGAGGCAGAAAAACTTACACAAGAACACCTGAAATTATTGCAAAGATGCAAGCTACTAAAAAAGCAAATCCTCAAGTTCCTTGGAATAAAGGAAAAACAACTCCACAAAAAGGAAAAACCTACGAAGAAATTTACGGAGAGCAAAAAGCCCAAAAACTTAAAAAGTGCCGATCAGATTCAATGTTAGGAAGGAAAATCTCCGAACAAACTAAGGGCATTTGGTCCCTTAATCGCAAAGGTAAAAGAACTCTGTCAGAAAATTCAAATGCAACTCCGGTAACTATTAATGGTGTGCTGTATGGTTCAAAATTAGAAGCATGCAATGATCTTAATTTATCACTGTATAAATTAAACAAATTAATATCTTAAAGCTCGGCTTTGATTTGCTTATCGTCAAGTCCAAGTTCTCTTGCCAGGCGTTCAATATCTCTTTTATCATTTATTTGCGCTAACAGATCAATTTCATCTTGTTTAAGGGTTGGATATAATTTTGCTAAAAACTTCTGTGCTTTGTTATTGCCTTCTTTCTTTTTAGTACCTTGCCAATAATGATGTTGCTTGCCCATTGCAGGACTAACTGAAGTGCATAATAACCATTGTAGTTTAGGATGCTTGTTTAGATCAAAGAAATTTTTGTTTACACGATCATTGGTGGCCATTAGATAATATGCCTGTAGATCACTTGATCCAGCAACACTAGCACCATAGCGCAACATTAGATATGTACTGAACTTTTTCTTTTCTTCATCAGTAAACTTGTCATAGTATGCACGATCTTTACGATCAAATGCTGCCATTTCATTACCAATGTAAAGTGGATCGTTATAGTCTACAGCCATTATTTGCCTTTGCGTAGGTAGTTAAGCATTTGATTAACGCTCTGTTGCATATCAGCGTACTTGCTTTTTAGGCTTTGTATTTCTGCATGTTGTTTGTCTACCAGATGCATTAATCGTTCAAGCGTTATAGTTTGTTCGCGTAGTTTTTTGTCTTGACTTAGTAGGTTAGGGCGAGGCGGAGCATTAGGATCTACCGCACGTTTTTTCTTTTGTTTAAATTGTAGTGGATTAAACATCTTTATATTCCTTGCTTAACTTATATATCATTATAGCATGATCTAGTACTGATTGTAAAGCGATATTTGTTTCAGCAGCGCGACGAATTTCTCCCCACATTTTACTGTCCATTAGATGTTCACGCAACGGACGGCCATCATAGGTTCTAAGGTCTATATCTTCGTACATCATGTCATCTGTAATTAAGTCAGGATTAATTTCTACCATATTTTACTGTAGTCCACTACTTCGCTTTGACGACTGATATCTTTGATAAAATAAGCACATAAAGGATTTTCGCCTTCTGTGATAGGCACTGCCAACATCTGTCCGGGTTTAAGTTTAGGAAAGTACCATTTAACATCTTGGTAGATGTCTACAATCTCAATTGGATGAAACTCAGGTTTATAGCTGCCCATTGGGTTAAATGCAAACACACTAAACCCACGATCGTTGATTGATGTTAAAGGAATGACTTCCAAATCACCAAAGTCTGGCTCACCAATAAGCACCTGCCAGTCCACAGGCATTTTTACCAAATTACCACCAATGTTTAATACCAGTGCCGGACTGTTAAAACTTTCTAAGAAAATAAGTGGAATAAAGAAGTAGTCTGGATTCTTTGGATCACTGTTGTCTAAAATAGCAAATCGTAGATCATCTACCTCATCAGGGATCTCGTTCATTTCGTACGCGGTGTTTTCTAAGGTGAGGATGTGAATTTTAATGCTCCTTGATTAATTATTTCCATTCTGTTTTTTCTATTGCATAAGGATATGAGGCCTCGGAATAGAATTTCTTTCTGACTGTAAGATGCCGTTTAGCAAACTTACAAGTTGATGTTACGTCCCAGATTTGGACGAAGTCCTTGTCTTCCGCTTTGCGAATGCCACGTCCGATACTCTGGATGACTCTAACAAAAGATTTACCAGGCTCAATGAGCACAAGGTTAAAAACACGAGGAATATTGATGCCGACAGCAGCAACACCATAAGTGGCAACAGCAACAAAGTTATCACTGGTTGCAAACTCATCATAACTGTCTTTTCTATCATTTGCTTTTGTTCCTCCTGATACAAACACTGCATCTTTGACCAAGTCAACTAATGCCTTGCCTGGAGCAATTCTATCAACTAATACAAGTGTGTTGCCAGTTAATCTAATACGCTCTATCATTTTACTTATGTAATTGATACGACTATCGGTCTCTAATAGATATTTTAACTCGCTTTGATAATCTTTATATTCAACGTGATCAATTAGTTGTACAACGTTTACGTGACAGTTAGCAAGTACACCCTGGTCTTGTAATTCGCTGGCACTTAATCTGCCTAATACCTCACCTAATGAACACTTTAGAGCCATAAACTCGTACATTTCTTTAGGTATTGTACCAGTTAAGCCCCACCTAATAGGAATGTGTGCCATAACACTAGTAAGTAGTGTTTTAAGTGCATCTGCTTTGGCCATGTGTACTTCATCAACCATTACACAAACAACACCTTCTAAAAATTCCATTATGGTAATGTCTGCTTCGTGTGCTTTGGTATTTTTAAGCAGGATGTTTAGACTTTGCCAAGTACAAATAGTATGTGTATGTCCAAACTCTTTACGGTCGCCAAAGTACACCCCCACATCTAGGCCTAGGTTAATATAGTCTGCTTCAGTTTGTGTAACTAAACTTTTGTTCGGTACAATAACAATGGTACGACCATGCGGTTCGCAACTCCAACTCAATGCGGCTGTGATCAGTGTTTTACCTGCACCCGTGGCAATCTCCTGTAGACATTGTGGGTTGGCCAAGAACTTGTTGATAATTTCAATTTGATAGTCACGTAGCACCACAGGTTCGCCTGCAATAGGATGTTTAGCAGGCCAAACTTTGTCTGCAAACGTAGCTTCTGACACTTGAGTAAATTCGAACTGTGTAGGATAATCACGCAGATCATCCAACTCAATATCATACCCACGTTCATCTAAGTAGGGCAAGATCTCTGGTAGTAGGTTAGTATATGTGCTACCACCTAACTGAGCGTAGGCTATTTTGCCATCCCATCGGCCTAAACGAACTGCTGGCAAGTAACGTGCACCTGGAATTTCGTATTTGAATTTATTAACAAGATACTTTCTATCGTGTAAATCTAATCCAATTAATTTACAGTTAACTTCGTCTTTGATTTGTATTATACACTTTGCCATTTATTTTCCTTATAGTATATAATAGCAAATGTACTCAATGAATGTCAACTATATTTGATAAATAATAGTGTAGTTCGCGGAACGCCAATTCCCAACTACTCTAACATAAAAGGACTATGTCAGCAAATGTATTTACACAACAAGTATACCCGTTGGTACAATTCTATTATTACCAAAGCTCAGCATCGGGTATTACCAAAAACATTATATACCGAAACCCATCATATTATTCCAAAATCTTTAGGAGGCAACAATACTAAAGATAATTTAGTCAGACTTACAGCAAGAGAGCACTACGTCTGCCATGTACTACTAATCAAAATGTTGTCCGAGAAAGAATTAAAAAGAAAGATGCAGTTTGCATTAAATTCATTTCGTAGGACAAGTAGTAACCAACAAAGATTAATTCTAAATTCTAAACAGTATGAATTTATACGCAAACAAGTATCACAAGCAAGAAGTGAAGCAAACAAAGGCAATAAATTTGGAGTTGGCAGAATTGTATCAGCAGAGACTCGGGCAAAAATGTCTGCTTCAAACAAAGGAATAAAGAAGCGACCACGTACATCAACAGAAAAACTATTAATAAGCCAGCAACATTTTGGCAAGACACTTAGCGAAGAAACTAAACAAAAAATGCGAAAACCAAAGCCGTTAGGGCACGGCGATAATGTACGAAAGGCAAATTTAGGTAAGAAATTGTCAGAAGAAACTAAACGAAAAATTTCAGACGCACACAAAAAAAGAAACGCCGTTTAGTTATTTTCTCTTAGTAGGGTATTACAAAGGTAAATTACCTTTTCTGCTCTATTGAGCCATTCCATACGTTTGCCGCCAACCATTAGTTCCTGTGTACTAACCAACAACGGAACATCATAATCCCATGTTGCAGGAATCTTGTTAGCATATACTACTTTAACATCATGTATGTTATAATCGCTAGTCTTAGTTTTACCAGATGTATTAAACCGTACTATGTCTGTTTCATCAAAGCGTGATAGATCTACACCTTTTAATCCCGGATCATATATACACACCGGATATCGATTGGTTATCTCTGCATAGCTAAAGATCAAATCCAGTGCGCCATCCTGTGGTACTACATGTGTGTTGCGCTGATCTTTAAAGATATCTAACAGTGCTGGACGAACTATGTTCTCATCGTAGGTATATCCCAAGACCCCCGAATAGTCAATAAGTTTAATACCGTTTTCTAGGCCAAATCCGCCCAATCGTTCGTTTACATAATCGATCAGACTCTCAGCAGCATTGGTAATTGTATAGCCACTGGCGGTTCTCACCAGTTTGATTTCGTATGGAGTTTGTTCACAACTAAGAATCTGATCCATTAGATTAGTAATCAAAGGATCTATTTCAAAGTTATAAGTTGATCCCCAGGTAACAGCCCAATTAATGTTGGCTTCAGTTAGGCCAAACCACCAAACCTTTTCTTCATTGTCCCATCGAGTGCTGCCTTGGCTTGTTTTCTTATATTCTTGCAGGCTATCTATTAGGCCACGGTCATAGGGAAAGCGTATACCTATACGTTGATCATCTAACCAAATTTTACGTGTCCGATCTAATTTGCGTACTGGTAGTCGAAATTGAGGAACTTCAACTGCGGTTACATCTACATTTATTTTAGCAAATTGTCTACGATATTTGAGTACCAATCTCACACATAAATCTGCCTGACGATCTGTTAAGGCTCCACCAAATATAGTGTGAGAGCTCATACTATCTACAATCTGTATATCGTAGCGAGCCAGACTAAAGTTATACTTAGACATTGGTTGCACAAACAAAGCAGTATTGCCAGGCTCGTATCCTGCTAGCAGTTCTAGATAATCTTCGACGTGTTGATAGCTTAACATATAATTAGTATATGATAAAAAAAATATGTTGTCAACTTATTTAAAGCTCTGCCAACCTTTGGGATATATTAAATCCCAATCAATATCAGTGTCGTATGTTTGTCTAAGAGGTATTATAGTTTTATTTTCTTTTAAATTTTCTATAGATGGAATAAATTTGTGATATTTAACATTGTCCTCAAATTTACCGTAGGTACTGCTGGTTCTATCTAATATCATTACGTCTGGATAATTGGCATACAACCAAGTACCATACATTTCATATTCAGAGATAGCAGGAATTTTGTATTGGTCGGTAGTTGGTGTGTTTTTATCAACAATTGATTTCCAACTGTAATAACTATCAAATGCGGTAGTCGATTTACGCATCTCTTTGAGATATTTACTATCGAATATCATAAAATCAGATATAAAACTATCCCACTGTGGTAAAGATTTTTTTAAACCAAAGAAATCAAAAATTGTATCAAAGTATGGCTGATAGCACTCTGTTTCTATATAAAATCTGCGAGCAGTATCTTGAGTCAATTTGAGTTCTGTATTAAAAATAATATCTGCGTCAACATTTAAAATTATATCGTCGTTTACAAGTTTATCTAAATTTAAAATAGCGTATTGTTTGTCAATCCAACTTAATCGATCTGATGGTATATTTAAAGTTTGACATACTTCAGAATCTGATAAGAATGTTATCTGATCAAATCCCATCCAATGATAAAAGGATTCTAATCTTTCAACGTGCGGAGTAATTACAACAATGCCGTCTATAGTTTCTTTTAAATTGGTTAAGTGTCTGAGACATAACCCACTAATAAACAAATGATTGCTATTAACAAATATAACAGTCTTCATTAAAGCATGCCCCTGTCACTGTGATATTTCTTTGTTCGATAGTATAATGACCAACCGTGTTTATCACAGTCAAAATACGGAGGAGTGCGTACCTTTGTTTCCCAATCATGCACCCAAGTAATAGTATCAGATATGTTAATAGGATGTGATAGCCCTGGATTAATAATTTCATTGACATAACTTAAATGCTGCAATGGTGACGGGTGATTATCTTCCCACGCTTGTGGATCGTTTTCTGACCATTTGACACAAATTGGGTTTGGGTTTTGCCAGGCATTCTTACCATATAACTCTGCAACCATGCTAGGTTTAATATTTTGATAGTATCTATTATAGGTTAAAAATACATCTTGAAAATCAGATCCAGTAAACAACGTGTCATACTCATCAATTTGAGTCATTGGCATCATTGAAGTAAATAGATATTCACACCCAATATTATCTAATAGATGTGTTGCGCCTGCAATAACACTTGATGTTTTTATTAGTGCGCCGCGTAGGTCAAACCATTGTTTAACCCAATCTTGAGGATATACGTTTTGTGTGAAAATGTTGCCTGCTGTTTGCCATTCACCGTTAAAATATCTATCTTCTCTAGCAAAATTAGTCCAACAAATTATAACTAAATCATCTTTGGTTATGTTAAATCTAGCATGCGCTTCTGTTAATTTATGGAATGCAAATTCATTGCCACTAGCACATAATCCAAAATTAAAGTAGTTATCTTCAATGAAGGTTTTACCAATTATGTCAGCCCATGTGGGCCAATGCCAGCTGGTGAAACTGCAGCCAAATGCAAAAAATCTATTATAGGTCTTCATCAAGTATTTACTTAAAAAAAGTCCGGGTAACCCAGACTATAAGACCATCACACTAGGAGCTAGACAATAGCGTATGATGGGGTAAAACTATTTCTGTCCTTGCACCATTGAGTAGTTAAGAACAATGATAATCAAATCAAAAATAACACCTAACCAATTACCACGAGCAAAGTCCTGGAAAAACTCTGACGTAAAGTAACCGATAAAAACCAACTAATTTGAAAATCGTGCTCAACTAACCACTGATAGATTTTATCAAACATTTGTTTTTCCTTTTTCCAACTTGGTAACAGTATCACCAATTGTATCAATCAACGTATCAATTTGACGCCATGCTGCATGTAGTCGTCCAATGCAGTATCCTGCTATTGCGCCAAAGAACCAAACAGTAAGAGCGAAACTCCAAGCACCGTTAGGACTTAATTCTAACCATTCCATATTATTTTGCCTCCGGAAACAATCCACTGGCAATATCCATTAACACCCAACCCATGGCAAAACAACCTATTAGGCGTTGTGCTTCTGGATTCCAAACACCAATGCTACCTAAAACTACCAAACCCGCCACACCAAATAAAATTCTTTTTATATAAACTGACATATATTACTCCTTACGCTTTACCGCTTGCTAAAAGAATTACAGTGAGTAGGAACCACCATGCACTCCAACCCTGCCAACCTACTAGGTAAACGGTACCCACTAGTAGGATTAAATTGTACGTCATTGACAATAGTAATTTCATTATGCTGCCGTCATACAAGTTGTACGTGCCATGCTTTCCCAAGTGTTAGGAAAACTCTTGTATAGCTGTGCTACTTTAATTGCCATACGCAGACTCATTTCACGCATTTTGTTTTGATTAGCATCCAAAAAGTCAATAATAACTTCTTGTCCTACATCACTGATGCCCAAGTCTTCAAACATAGCACCTTGTTTAGCAATTTGTCTAATACGTAAAATCTTATCACGCATAGTGTCTAAGGTCAAATCTAAATAGTGACAGCGTGACTGTAATGCTTCTAAGTGATCTTTCAAACGTTGTGACTTAACTTGGTCAAACTTCAAGTTAGTGATAAAAATTACACTGCCTTTAAAGATAAAACTTGTAGGAATGTCTTCTTGTTTCAACACACGTGATTCACTCAACCAGCTAATCTTACGTGACTTGCCGCTGTCTAACGCACCTTTTAGCAAGTTCAAACTAACGTCATCAAACAAGATGCTATCACAGTCATCAAACACTAAC